ATAGCCCACAAGTTTGACGTGAGTAAATTTGTTCCAATCGAGGGAGATCTATACGGAATTCGTATGGAAGAACGTGAGTTTTCGAAACTCGGATTGGTCAAAGCTAAAATCGCTACACTTGATGGACCGTTGGTAGGTTCTATAACATCGTCGTCGAAAGACCCAAAAATATCTTTTGGTACCTTGATACATGATGCAAAATTATTTGGATATTTGATTTATCATGGTTCTACTGAAGGTGGATTTTCTGGCGCTCCTTATATGACCGGAAATCAAATTGCTGGAATTCATTCGGGGGGAGGCCAATTAAATTTTGGTTTGAGCGCTTCTTACATTCAAGCTCTCTTAACGAAACCTGAAGATACTGCGGAGTGGTTGACCAAAGTGAAACGGAAACGTGGATCCTTGAGATATCAACGAAACAAGTATAATCCCGATGAAGCTATAGTGTTTGTGGACGGTCGATTCCATACAGTGGACTTGAAAGTAGTGCAAGGTGAAATAGAAGTGCAAGGTCAAGGTCCTTACGATCAAAAAGTATTATATCCTGATTATGAAGGTGAAGTAAACGTTAATCCTAGTTTCCCTCCTCAATACAAAGAAGAAGCAGAAGTTGTTTCAACGATGATAAATGAGGCGGTTAGTGAAATAACGTCAAAAAACTTGGAAGTGGCCGAGCAGGAATGCTCGGCCAGTCAGGCAGAAGAATACATGAAGATGTACAACAGCATGATGGAACGAATGAACGAAGCAACGATGTTGTTGCAATCATTGCAGAATTCGGTAAGCGATCGTTACCGCGAGAACCAATTGTTGGTAACTCAACTGAAGAAAAGCGACGAAGGGAGGAAGGTAGTGGTGGACGAAATAGAGAAGCTGAAGAAAGAGCTGACCGAAATCAAAACTCTCAAAACCTTTGTGAATGTCGAAGCGTCTTCAGTGAAGGAGATTCCGAAATCTGTAAAGAAAGCTTTGAAACGGAAAGAAGTGTTCAGTTTGGGCAATTCGATAATTCAGAAGCTGACCGAGTTAGGTTTGGACATAAACGATGTGGGAACGGCGATCGATCAGTACAAGGCGAACAAATTGGCTGCGGCAGAACCTGTTGGAAATGCCGAAACCATTCGTGCGACTTTGATCGAGGCTGTGAACATGCCGAGAGCCGGACCATCGACCAGCAAGGACTTGAAAAATTGAGTCCAGGATATTTGAAGAAATATGAATGGCCTGATACTGATGCTGAAGCAATAGATACCTCGTTGTGTTATCATGCTAGAAAATTTAAGGAATCACACGCAAATGTAGAAATAGAAAACCTACCTGATGTAGTTAATACTTTGGAGCGAATTTATATATCCACAAAAGTAATTTGGGACGGATGGCCTGATGATTTTGGAAAGTTTTTGAGAGAAAGTTTGGATTGGAATGCCTCGCCTGGATGGCCTTGGAAGAAACATTACCCCACAAATAGGGATTTATTCTTATTTGATGGAGTTAATTTGGACGAGACCAGAGTGGCGATGGTTGAGTATGCTGTAAGGCAACGTTGGAATGCGTTGCTGAAAGGTGTTGAAGCTGATCCGATATTTCTCTTTATAAAGCCTGAACCTCATAAAATTTCGAAAGTGTTGAAGAAGTCCTG